ATTCCACTTAACATTCAGCTCTACATATTTGTTTACTGAACTGAAAAGAGATTGACAACCTTCTTTGTTATTCTCAATGTGATGGTCGTGGTTACCCGTAACAATGTGTACATTCTTACAAACAATTTGATTTCTGAATCTTTCGATTTGCTCAAACCCACCAAAACTCCAATCACCTAAGTGAATTAATATATCATCTTGTCCTACCATTTCATTAATATTACCAACGATATGGGCGTTCATATGTTCTAATGTTTTAAACTCTCTACAAGTCACCGGGTCTGTCCATTTTGTTGTAGCGGAACAAATATTAGCGTGGTTGTAGTGGGTATCACTCGTGAACCATAACTTTTGCCCTTTGTTTAATATTAGTTTCATTTTAAAAAATTTAATATCTTTTCTTTAATTCCACTTTGTTTAATTCCTTCCGTACTACGGGGTGTTTCTACAAAGTTATCTAACCCCCACTCATGTTCATACTCAATTGAGTAATCCATTCCACTCTTTCCCATTCTTAAATCATCAACTGAAACCCAATGTGTAATTTCAGGATGGTCGTGTAGATATTGTTTGATTTCAATGATACGACATTGTTCCAAATCCCAAGCACGAGACCAAGGAAATTCACCATGATGCCAATTACAATCTTTTAAATTTGGAGTAAATGCTATCGGTTTCTTTTTGATTCCTTTCGACTCATAATATTCACCCATCTCCTCAACAGAGGCCCATCTTTTCCAATCAGATGAGACAACAATTTCAGCATCAGTTTCTTCCAATATTTCATTTAATATCTTAACTGCTTTCTTATTAAAATTATCAAACCGCATTTCAACAGGCATTTCTGTTATGCTCTGACTCATCTTACGTCCAAACTCTCTTTGTTTTTTATGCCTACCTCCCCATTCAGTTGATAAACATATCACACCATCGTGGTCTAAAAATATTACTTTCATAACTCTACATTTACATTTGTGTGGACCAGCCTGGGCTCGAACCAGGGACCTACTGATTATGAGTCAGGCGCTCTAACCAACTGAGCTACAAGTCCAATGAGGGTGCCAGAGGAAGGATTGGTTACCTTCACGGTGTCCTTTTCGGTTACACCACCACTCTAGAATAGGTACGTCTAATAGCTGTACACACTATCTTTCCGCCACTCTGGCAAATATTTTTACACCATCTCCAATCAACTTTTTATTTTTTAGTTGTTGTTAATTTATTTTCTAATCTGTCTAATCTCGAATCCAATTGAGAAAAGAACTCTTTTTCTAAATCATCGATTCTACGATGCGTTTCTGCCATTTCAGTTTCAATTGTTCTGAAAATTTCAGCTTCCAAACTCTCTATTTGTTTTTCTATTTTCCTTGCCTTAACAAACGCAATAACTGCAATTACTGATAATCCAATAATCACAACCACTGCGATTCCCAAAACGAATGATAATATATCCATAAGTTGTTTCCTCCTATATGTCAATTAGAGATGGTGTAAGTACCTGGGGCGGGAGTCGAACCCGCACGAGCGTTACTGCTCAAAAGATTTTAAGTCTTTCATGTCTACCATTCCATCACCCAGGCATTATTTCAAATAACTTCTACAAATATACGCAAAATATTTGAATTAGTCAAGCTTTTTTATTATAACTCCAAACATTTTTGTTTGTTTATCATCTTCATCAATCAATACATCAATTTTATTTCTGAATCGACTATTCATTAAGTCTCGCACATACCATACGCCATTAAACCTACCAGCGTTACTTAGTACAACTTTCTCACCAAATCTAAGCCTTCGTTTTAAATCTCTACTAACAGCTATAATTCTATGTTTATTTGGATTATTTTCATCAATTTCAAAACCACTTGCGGTTATGGTTGGTGAATCGTCCGTTTCCCCCTCTGTTACCGAATATGTTGTTAAGGTCACTACCTTTTTAAATTCTTCAGCAACTTTCTCTTTCACTTTGTTTTCCGTTATTGCTATATCGGTTTTCATATCTGATACTGATGTGATAACATTATACGGAATTAAACATAATACAGCTATAAAAATCCAATTTCTTTTCATAATATTGTTTTTATAGTTAGTGATTCGGAAAGGATTCGAACCTTTGACCTACTGCTTAGAAGGCAGTTGCTCTATCCAACTGAGCTACCGAACCATTGCGGACTGTACGGGACTCGAACCCGTGAACTCTACCGTGACAGGGTAGCATGATAACCAACTTCACCAACAATCCAATTGAGCCTCCGGTCGGATTCGAACCAACGACCACCTGATTACAAATCAGGAGCTCTGGCCAACTGAGCTACGGAGGCAATTCAATGTAACGTCTGTACGGTTTGTATCTCATTCACTCCTTTGTACGAGTTTCAAAAGTTTCCATTTCATACTTAGCGTTTGTTCCGTCATTCGTTTCCGAATCGTTACATTTGTACTCGGTACGGGATTCGAACCCGTGCTACATCCGTGAAAGGGATGTGACCTAACCCCTAGTCCAACCGAGCATTTCCATCTTCCAAAGAACTTATACAAATATACAGAAAGTTTTTTAGAATAACAATTATTTCTATATATTTATTTTTTATTTTTTTGTACCCGTAGTAGGACTCGAACCTACAATGTATGGCTTCTAAGACCACTGCGTATGCCAATTCCGCCATACGGGCATTTTGGGTGATTAATGGGATTCGAACCCATACTATCAGTACCACAAACTGACGTGCTAACCACTAACACTATAAACACCATATGTTGTTCACTTTTTTCGCTTGTTCACCGATAGTGAACACTCTAAATTTGTGAACATTTGCACCCCCTGAAAGATTCGAACTCTCATCTGCGGTTTTGGAGACCGATATGCTACCATTGCACCAAAGAGATGTATGTTGGTAATGCGGGATTCGAACCTGCCACCTTCTCGGTATCAGCGAGATGCTCTAACCAAATGAGCTAATTACCAATGTTGTAGGGTAAGAAGGACTCGAACCTTCACGATGTCTTGCTCCCAAAGCAAGCGGCTTAGCCATTGGCCCATTACCCTATATTGTTACCCGAGCTGGATTCGAACCAACCCTAAATGCACCAAAAACATTTGTGCTACCGCTACACCATCGGGCAATATAGTTGGGGTAGACGGACTCGAACCGCCGAACTCGTAGAGAGCTGATTTACAGTCAGCCGCAATTGCCGCTATGCGATACCCCAATGTGAGCAGGTATTCGGATTCGAACCGAAATCTCCGGTTTGGAAGACCAGAGCACTAACCGTTGTGCTATACCTGCCTAATTCAAAGAACTAAGAGGGGAATGATGGATTCGAACCATCGACCAATAGATTAACAGTCTATTGCTCTACCGCTGAGCTAATTCCCCCAAAACAAAAAAACCCCCTAACTTTGGGTTAGAGGGTTTATATAATTCAAATGTTATCTACATTATCCTACATCAGTATCCTCTAACAACGCACGTCCGCCTTCCCAAATTAAATTCGGTTGGTTATAAATCGTATGTCTTAGAGTTGTTCTCATTGTTAATATATATCTATATTTAAAATAAAAGTAATTTAATTTCAAAATACGCCAACCAAGTCATGCTCTGGTTAATACTAGCCTCATTAAATTACTTAGAGCGGTAAAATGGTTCTGCCCCACCTCCTCCTATCTGGAATGATAGGCGTGCTACTATTACACTAAAACCGCTTATAAAAAAGGATGAGAATACTCCTTTGAGTGAACCAGCTTTAAAAAGATTATTAGTTCCTTTCGTTTCCACTACCTTTTGAGTAGTACCGATTCAATGTGGATGATTTGAGACTATCAGTCTTTAAGTTACGTCTTACTCTCTTTGTACTTATTTTCTTCTACCCTGCCGAGCAGATTCACACTTGCGATGTTAGAAACCTTTCGAAAGAATCACAGACCTCTTGCGGAGGTATCGTGGCAAGGAACAGCTCCTTACTATGTACACACCTTTCGTCCGTAACTGGCAAACACTTATGCTTATTTTTAATTGTAGATTTTGCAATCCTAATGCAAATAAGGGGTGGTTTGTAGATGGGTTCAGGTAGCGGTTTGCCTCTAGCTCCCCCAACTTTTGGTCGAGAGAATACTAAACTACCCGATGTGCTATCCCTAGCACCATACTTCAAGTCATCTTCAATAGTAGGGATTGGTGTCCCACACTAAAGGATAGTAACGCCACCACGCGTACACAGTCTTAACTTACGTCCTTTCGGATAGCTTGTTTATCAAGACCACTTTGGTATTGAATCACGCAATAGTATGAAGGGATTAAGTTCATATGTCTTACAATAATTCTATGAGTTATTCTTATTGTTCTTCCGAACTCAACTGAAGTATCTACTTACCCCAGTCATTCCGGCTCTTCGATGATAGTGTTACCCCCACCTACAAAGTCGAAATGATATCTCACTTGCCTACTCAAGCTCCATCCGAAGATGAAACCGCAGATTGTGTAAACCTAACAATCCACTTTATCCTACTTTCGTAGTTTATTTAACGACCATAGGCGGCCGTTGTTACACTATGTAGAACGAATCTACTATGTGTAATATGTTTCAATAATTTAAAGAACTTCTTCGTTTGAATACCGAGTATCTTTCATCACCTATAAGCTTCAAACTTATTATAAAGATACGAAAAGTTTTTCAAACTTCCAAATTTATTTTACTTTTTTTTTTCAAAATGTTTTAGTGGTATCCGGCTTTTTAGCGTGTCATAAATGAATATGACTGGGCGTCACACAATCGGTTTTATTAGTTGTTGGCTTCAACCACTATTCCATTTCGTTGTTACAAATATACAGAACTTTTTTCAAAATTCCTAATAGTTTGTAATATTTTTTTGTGAACCTCATCCAAGTCCTGTTAAGGATACCGTCTGAATACTACTTTCACAAAAATCTAGTAGTGTAGATTTGTTGCGGCGGAAGGATTCGAACCTCCGACCTTTAGGTTATGAGCCTAACGAGCTACCACTGCTCTACGCCACGATGTATTATTTTAAAGAACTTATACTTTGTATTTATATATATACAAATATACGGAAAAAATTCCAAAATACAAAATATTTTTTTTTGGTGGAGGTGATGGGAATCGAACCCATGTCCAAATACGGATTTAATAAACCTCATTCACAAGCTTAGTACATTTTTCTTAATGTACAAAATATGTAGTTTATACTTCCCCGCTTAAACTACCAAATTCAGATGGTTCAACTTTTAGAGCTTTAACCAAAAACCAGCTCTTTGTAAACACTTCTGTTACTAGGCGTATGTGCACCGGCCCTATTGTTTTGATTAGGCTGCTACAGCGTAATCAGCACCTACGAATGCCATAGCATCTTCGAAGGTGAATGAAGATAATTCTTCTGCGTTTATTGTTCGATAGGTATTTAAGGATTTCCATCTAACCCTGCTTGCATCAACTTACCAACTCATCGTACCTGTCAAAGCCAGGCACCCCCATATTTCAAATAACTTTTACAAATATACAGAAAGTTTTTCAAACTTCCAAATTTATTTTATAATATTTGCGTTTCTTAACATTAATTGTGTTGCAACCCACTGCTTACCAATTGGATTTCTAATACCCGAATTGATAAAATTATCAACATTCTTTTTAATATCTTTGGTAACATTATTACCATCCTTACTATTATCCACAATACGGAAGTTACCGCTGAACATTGTTTGGAATTTACCTAAGTTGTTTTGGCAGTCTTTCCAAATTGGAACTAATAGATTTTCTGGCAGTACTCTATCTCTCATAGAGTTTCTATGTTTAGCAACTTCCAAAGATGTGTTTACAAATACCATAAAGGTATCATACCCCAATGCTTCAGCTCTTTGTTTTTGTTTCTGAATCTTTAATACATCATCACCTGTCCCATCAATAATCATTCCCAATCTACCCTCCTCATAAAATGCTTTAATCTTTTGAGTAGTTTGTTTTGCTAATTCTCTTACACCATTAGGGTCTTTTGTAATCTTATCCCACAATTCTGGCTGCTCTTTTTCTATCTTAGCTAAATCTTTTGGGTCAATACCATTCTTTTTTAATTGTTGTTCGAACGCCGTATCGGAATTTACTGATTTCAAACCACTAGCCGAAAATGATGCGATACCATGTATTCCAAATATTTCTTTTGAAACTTTTGATTTACCGCTACCTGGTCCACCTGCTAAAAATATACATTTTAGAATACCGGGGTCATACACACCTTCGTTTAATATATCTTTTAACTTTATCATTAGCTAATATATGTATTTAATTCGTATTCATTTTGCCCACCCCACATACTTCTCGTTTGCGAACCATCTTGGTTTCTTTTGAAAGTTCCCATATTATAAACCTGAATATGAAGTTGCTTTCTTTGTGGTTTACCATTCTTTGTTAACTCAATAGAAAATCTATTTGTTTTACCATCGGATGGTTTCTTAGGTCCCATTCCAATCTTCGAAGCGGTTTCTTCTCTATCATATTCATAGCCTTGCTTCTCTGCATATTCTAAAGCAGTGTTGATGGCAGATGTATATGTTTTGTGATATACCTGATACTTTCCTTCGTTTAATAGTGATGCTAATTTTATCATTAGTTCAAAAGTTTATTATAAATATAAGCTTTTATATTAATCCAAACTATTACTAATCGTAGTAGGCATTTCTATAATTTGAAAAGTATATCCAATGGGATGTAAGAAGTATTTCAACTTAGCGAACGCATCCGGCTGAAAATCCTGCTTCCATTTTTCTTCAGCCGCCGGTCCATTGTGGTGGACTAATATAACCAACTTTGATTTCGTTTTTTCTCTGGTCTTTGTCTTCTTATCTTCTTTCGTTTCGGTAAATATATGATTGAAAATATGGTCCCATTTGAACATAGATGATGATACAGCTACACACATAGTATCTTTATCTTTTTTAGCATCTTTTGTAGATTCTAATGTCTTTTTGCCACTACCAGAGCTATAATCAATCCACAATTGATTTGCTTTTTTCAATTCACCCTTTTCGATTTCAGCTCTACTATTCTTCAGAATAGATTTTATCTGATTATTGGTGAATTTCATTTCTTTAAGAAATTCCTTATTTGAAATGTCATCAACTGGCACACCTTTATCATATTGTTCCTGAATATACTTAATCATATCCAAAGCACTGGCACGCTTCTTAACTATTTCAGAAGGTCTATTAAGAAGATTACCAACTGCCTTTAATTCTTCATTGGTAAATTCCTCATGCACTTCTTTTGGTATTCTAGCAACAGGCACATCTCTACCATGCTTTGATTTTAAAACTCCTTTTACGGTATGGTTTCCATCAATAATGGCATCGTTGTCCGCCTGCCTTTTTTCAGCTATTACAATCGGATTACACTTTTCGGTACTACCACCAGCATCATCGATTTTTTCAGCTATATCTTTTATGTGTTCGGCATCTTCTACCAATCTAACTTGCAATCTAAAGTATTTACTAACTTCTTCAATAGATTCTTTTTCATCGCAATTGAAATCCCCAGCTTCTATTTGAGAAACTAACTCCTTTACCTTATCTATATCAATTGGTTTATACTTTGGGGCGCCGTTTGATTTATTGAAAAACAAAGGGTTATTTTTAGCATCTGCTTCTGAAAGAATTTTGTGTTCGGAAACAGTCATTTGGTTATAATCACCATATTCTAAAATTTCGTATTTTAGATTAGCATCATTATTAGCTAATAGCTTATCAAACTCTTTGTTCGTAGATGAATGCCAATAACCATCTCCCACATATCCACTGTGAATCCCAACATATACTCTATTGGTATCCATATCGGTGAATCGATATAAATATCCTTCATATAAAGAAGGTGGGTTTCCTAAATTAACTTCTTTAATAGATTCAGGTTTGTTTGCAAATAAATTCATATTTTAAATTTTAATTTTATAATCCTACGGCTTCCCAATTTGAATTGTTAAAGCCTGCATCTCTTTTAACTGATACCGATAATGCTCTATTACGTTCTTCGTCTTTAGATGAATTGTTGTTAATTAGAATACGTTCTTCTCTACCAATACCCATCACCATTTGATGGAATTGGAATCCAGCGTTACCCAATTGTCTAACAGTTAATCCTCTCAAAGATTCAGGTCTAGCGGTAGTGATAACAATGTGATGTCCGGCATCAATCCACTCTCTAAATTTCTCTCTAGCACCTGGCAATACTTCAAAATTGTTTTCATTTAGTTCGTTGAAATCTACTTGTCTTAAAATAGTTCCATCGATATCACAAAAAATA